GAAGCACACGTTGGTTATGATTTTGCTCTGAGCGATACCGTTAGTGGTTATGCTCAAGTTGGTCCTGCTCTGCTCACTCCCGATGGTGGTAGTGCAACGACTAAGGTGTCTGGTAAGGTTGGTGCTACTGTTGCTGCTGCAGAACGTGTTGGCGTTTATGGTGAATACTACTTCCTGACTGGTGATAAACTGACCAGTAATGTGAAGGCAGGTGTGAAGTATTCCTTCTGATAACCTAATTATAAGATGAGGGAAACCACCCCTTTATGGGGCGGTTCTTTTTTTCTAAATACTTTATTTAATAGGGAGGTCTTGACAGACCTCCTTTTCTTTAGTACAATAGTTAGGTCCTCTGCTCCCCCATCTGTCATGACATCATCTAAAGATCAACTTATCAAAAAACTTTTGTTTCATTTATTTGACGAATATGATCACGATCCGAATGTATTAGAACAAATGTACAACAGTGGGTTCTATAATAACCTTGCATATGATGACATATGGGATAAATTAAATATAATTGCGGGAGACGTTGTTTGTGACCATTAATGCTGTAGTTTATTCAAAAAACAGTTGCCCCTACTGCGATAAAATAAAACAACTTTTTGATATGCTAGAAATTAATTATGTTTCTTATGTATTGGATGTGGATTTTGACAAACAACAATTCTATAAAGAGTTTGGAGAAGAATCAACATTTCCCAAAGTTGTATTTAATGACAAATTAATTGGGGGTTGCATAGAAACAGTTCGTTATTTAAAAGAGAATGGATACCTCACCTAAAGAAGATCAAGAAACTAAAATAAATAAAGGTGATGAGTTCATGACGTTAAGGAGGAAGAATAGAAATACTTTAACCGAAAATAAAGTCAATCTTCCAAAGGAGGGAGTAGTCATGAATACCACTATAATCATTTATTTTACCACTTTAATTTCTATTGGTGGATTATTGATTGGATTTTTATTTGGTTGGTTTGCAAGTGAATATGTAGATACTTACCTTGAAAACAAAACACAAACCACATTGACTCCGCATCCTGAAATGTTAGATGAAGATGGAAACATGATTCCATTTCAAACAGCAAAACTAATTAGCGTACACTTTGAACCATCTGATGACTTTGACACGGATCCTTTTGACGAATATGATGACACATGACCCTTGCTTAAGTTAGCAAACTGTGCTATACTTAGGTTTATTATTACTTACTGAGGAGCAAATGAAATTATTGATTTCTGAGATTATAAAGAAAGCATCTAATGCTAAAACAAAAGCAGAAAAAATTAAAATTTTACGAGACAACAACACTCAAGCACTTCGTTCAGTTCTGAAATGGAATTTTGATTCTAATATCATTTCAGATCTTCCAGAAGGTGATGTACCATTTAATAAAAATGATGCACCAATTGGCACTGAGCATACAGTTCTTGAACGAGAAGTTAAAAATCTTTATAGATTTATCAAAGGTGCAAATACGCTAACTCGTTTTAAGAGAGAGCAACTTTTCATTCAATTGCTTGAGGGTCTTCATGAATCTGAAGCAGAGATTATATGTCTTGTTAAAGATAAAAAGATTCAAGACAAATATCGTCTTACTTTTGCAGTAGTAAAAGAAGCATTTCCTGAAATTAAATGGTCTAATGATGCCGCTTCAAAATGACACAAATTTTTTCCTTAAATAGTCAAATCAAATTAATCAAAAAAGCACTTAAGCTTGATTATCTTTACAGTGATAGAGAACTTCGTCACATGAAAAAAGAATTGTCAGAAGCAAGAGAGTGTCTTGAAAGAGAACGTCGCCAACGAAACAACGGATTTGGTTATTGATATGAGTGTAAAACTTATTAGCGTTACTCCCGATGCAGAAAAGACAATGGCGTATATTGCTAGAGTGTCTAACCCTAGTAACCAAGATAACGAAAACTACGCAGGGCTATTACGTTATTGTATTAAGCATAATCACTGGTCTGTGTTTGAACAATCTACTATGAGTTTAGAGATTGAAACTACTCGTGGTATCGCAGCGCAAATTTTGCGCCACCGTTCATTTACATTCCAAGAATTTTCACAACGATATGCCGATACCAATCTTCTTTCTCAGCATATTCCTATTCCTGAACTTCGTCGTCAGGATACAAAGAACCGTCAAAATTCTACCGATGACCTTGATGGTTATCTGAAACTTGTTCTTGAAACTGAAATTCAAGAACACTTTGCTAAAGCACAACAACTTTATAATCGTCTTCTGAATCAGGGAGTAGCAAAGGAATGTGCAAGGTTTGTGCTTCCGTTGGCAACTCCAACAAGAATCTATATGACAGGCTCGTGTAGGTCATGGATACATTATATCAATCTACGCTCAGCACACGGCACTCAGAAAGAACATATGGTCATCGCTGAGCAGTGTCGTGAAATATTTAAAGAACAGTTTCCAACAGTATCAGAAGCATTGGAGTGGTAAATGCCAACGTATAATTTTAGAAATATCGAAACAGGTGAAGAGTTTGAGATCTTTATGAGTATACATGATCTTGATAAATATAAACAAGATCATCCAAACCTACAACAATTTCATAATAAATTTCCTGGAGTTGTGGGAGATGCAGGTATCAGGGATAAACGTCCTGATGGTTGGAAAGATGTTTTAAAAAGTATCAAAAAAGCAAACTACGGATCTACTATAGAAACTTAAACTTATATGGCAAGAAGAAGAAAAGACACCAGTTTCGATTTTGTAAATAACACTCCAAAACAAATGAGAAGGAAAAAACCAATCAATATTGAACACTTAAAAGATATTGAACCTTTAACTGATAATCAAGAAAAAACATTTGAACAATATAATGAAGGTAAAAACCTTTTCCTCTATGGTTGTGCTGGTACTGGTAAGTCATTCGTAGCAATTTATCTTGCATTAAAAGAAATTCTTTCTGGTAATTCTCCTTACGATAAACTTTATATTGTTCGTTCTCTTGTACCAACAAGAGAAATTGGATTTCTTCCAGGGGATCATGAAGATAAATCAAATCTTTATCAAATCCCATATAAGAACATGGTAAAATACATGTTCAAGATGCCTGACGATCCAGCATTTGACATGCTGTATGATAATCTTAAGGCACAAAATACAATCTCCTTCTGGAGCACTTCGTTCCTTCGTGGAACTACTCTTGACAATGCAATCATATTAGTTGATGAATGCCAAAACCTCAATTTCCACGAATTAGATTCTATTATTACCCGTGTAGGTACTGATACTAAAATTATTTTCTGTGGCGATGTTAAACAAACTGATCTTATCAAGACCAATGAAAAAAACGGTATCCTTGACTTTATGAGAATCCTTCAACTCATGGAAGAATTTGCCAGTGTAGAATTTGGAATTGAGGATATTGTACGTTCTGGTCTGATCAAGAGTTATCTTCTTAGTAAATTGCATTTAGGACTTGATGAACTTTAATCATGTAAAACTTTCTTTTGCCCTTAACGAAATGGTTGCTAAAACCATTGAGGGGGAAAGGGTCTATCCTGTAGGTGAGGATAAATTTTATCCATCTATTTCTACAATTACTTCATATCGAAAGCGTCACACCATTAAAGAATGGAGACAACGAGTAGGTGAACAAGAAGCAAATAAAATTTCAACCCAAGCAGCTTCTATAGGAACTTCTTTCCATAGTATGGCAGAAGATTATCTTAATAATAATTTTAATATAGAAAAATATAAAGATAAATACATGGCAAAGGTTTTGTTTATTCAGGCAAAACCTATTTTAAATATGATTAATAATATTCATTTTCAAGAGGCACCTCTTTATAGTGATGAATTTCAAATTGCTGGTAGAGTTGATTGCATTGGAGAGTTTGATGGCAAACTTTCGGTAATTGATTTCAAATCATCAATTAAAGAAAAGAAAGAAGAATGGATTGAGAATTACTTTGTTCAAGAGACAGGGTATGCTAAAATGTATGAGGAACGGTCTGGAATTAAGGTCGATCAGATTGTCACCATCATTGCTTGTCAGAGTGGAGAAACACAAATTTTTATTAAAAATCCATCTGACTATGTGCCTCTTTTGATAGATTATATTAAAGAGTACAGAGAAGGGAATGACAGATATAGACAAACTACTTGATGATAACTTTATGGATAAGAATAAGTTTTCGATGACAATCGAAACTATTGTGATGAACAGTAATAAATCAATGAATTATATTGATGCTGTTGTACACTTCTGTGAAAATAAAGATATAGAAATAGAATCTGTTGCCAAACTTATTGGACCAACACTAAAAGAAAAGATCAAAGCAGAAGCATTAAAACTTAATTACATTAAAAAAACCACAAGAGGCATTTTGCCTTTTTAAATTATGAAAGCATTTGATACATATCAAGTGTATACTGCAATTAAATTACACTTCAGTTCTAGTAGATACAATTACTTTGAATTTGCTGGTAAAACCAAAGTTTCTGTAGAAAAATTTTTACAAAGGAATGATCGGTATTTTTTTGAAAAGATTTCTAGCAAATACAACACAAATTGTGTAAAGGAATACTTTGTATCTAACTTCATTGCCAATTCTAATTTATGGATTGGTTCTATGTCAGACACCAACTATGTGGAATGGCAAAAAAGATGCA